TGCAGGCTGAGGATATGAAAGCCAAGAGTGAGCGAGACTATAAGCATGTTTGGCTTGGCGAGCCCCTGCAACAGGCTGACGATTATCTGTTTAACTTTGATAAGCTGCACGATGCTTATAATGTTGTAGCATTTGGTGACAGGCTTGGAAGACAGCGTGTGATTGGAATTGACTTTGCAGCGCAGGGCAATGACCAAAGCGTGGCGACTGTTCTTGATCGGTTGAGCAATCAGCACTGGAAACTTGCGGAGCGCATTGCGTGGGATCAGCCTGATACTATGCAGAGTGTTGGAAAGATTGTTTCAATTATTGGAAAGATGCAGCCTGACGTTGCGATGATCGACATTGGCGGCATGGGGAAGCCTGTATATGATAGGCTGATTGAAGTCGGCGTTAAGGTAACACCGTTTGACGGAGGCTCGACCAAGGGTGTAGAGACAGAGCATTACGGAAACTGGCGTGCGCAGGGGTACTTTACGCTGAACGAGTGGTTCAATAATGGCTTCCTTGTGATGGAAAAGAAGGACAATGAGGTCACCAAGCAGCTTGAAAAGATCAAGATGAAGTACCGTAGCAACGGTGTTCGTATGATTGAGCCAAAGGTTGATATGAAGAAAGACCTAGGATATTCGCCGGATGACGCTGACAGCTTGATGATGGCTGTGACAGCGGCGGCTTATCATCTTGGAAAGCCTGCTAACTCATTGTCAGAAGGCGATAATATCAGGATTAAGCGTAAATCAAACGGCAGTAGACGACATGCGTAAAATGCATTATGCTATTGTGGCAATTAGTGGAGGCATAGATGGCTGTAATTAAATCTCTTTTTGGCGGTGGTACTCCTAAGACTTCGAAAGCGGCAACGACTGTGACGGAGGAAGACCAACGCAAGGCAAGCTCTAGCCGAGCTGCGCTTTACGAGACTGCTGGTGGAGTTACTGGGGCTGAACTTACGACAGATCAAGTCAAGAAGCGCGAAACGCTTTTTGGTAATTAGCCATGAGTGAAGCACTTGCAAGCTTGATAGCGTATGCAGTTGGTGTGCTGATGGGTGTTTATTTCAAGCGCCGTCGCCGTGACAAGCAGGGCAGATTTGTTAAATGAGGGTAAAAAATGAAGTCTGATTTTGACAATATCTATAGCCTGTATTCTGCTTGCAAGACCGAGTGGGAACAGAACAGAAGCCGTTGGGTTGATATCTCGCGCTTTGTTGGCATTAGTGTTGATACTAACTACATGCGCAACATGGCTACGCCTACTAAAGGGCGTGATACTGATATCTATGTTGATGATCCTACGGCTGCTCTGAGTGTGTTTCAATCTGGCGACTACATGAGTGGTATCATGTGGGGCACTGGCGATGGCGTATTTGATATTGTGCCTTCGCGCTATGTCACTGAGATGGTAAGCGCGGAAGAGGTTCAAGAGTATTTTGCGTTTGCGACAGAGCAAGCGCTGTATCACATGAACCACCATGACGCTGGCCTCTCTGGTGCAATGAAGTCATATGCTTATGACCAGATGGCATTTGGCACTTCTGGTGTAGGATGCTTTTTGAATAAGAGCTTCTTGGATGGCTGTTCGCACAATGCCTTGCTGTTCAGTAACTATGGTGTTGATAACTTGGTTATTGACGAAGGCAAGGGCGGGCAGTGTGACATTGTTTTTGTTGTGTATAACTGGAAGATCAACCGTATTATCGGAGAGTTCTGCCACGAAGAAGGCGATATCGAGAAGCTTCCGAAGATTATGCGTGATGCTTTCAAGGCCAAAGACTTCAACCGTGTGTTCAAGATCGTGTTTGGCTTCTATCCGCGAGAGGATTATCACCCTGCATTGAAGGGTAAGCGCGGTGCGAAGTACAAGGGCGTATGGTTCTTGGATGATACGCATGACAACAAGACATTCTATGAAGAAGATTTCATTGAGAGGCCTATTGCTGTAGCGCGAGCTATTAAGATCCGTGGTGAGAGTTATGGTCGAGCGCCTGGTACGATGCTAAACAGTACAATCAAGGGCGTTAACTTCATGATTGGCACTGCAATTGAGATTGTAGAGCGTATGTCAAAGCCGCCTCTTGGTATTTACGGCAATGCGCTCTTTGGCGACAGCGTACTTGATACTTCTCCGGACGGGCTTACTGTGTTTAACCAGTCTATGCAAACTGGTAGCGGTCAGCCTGTATTCCCGTTCTTTGATGTTGGCGACCCGAGCGCGATTTTGCAGTTCTTGGTTCCGTATATGAACGAGAAGATCGTAAGCGGGTTTAAGATTGATGCGCTATTAGATTTCTCTAGTGCCAAGGAAATGACTGCTACTGAGAGTTTGCAGCGTTATGCCATTCGCGGGAAGTCTCTTGCTGGTATGTTGCTGCAACAGAAGAACGAGATGCTTACGCCTATTGCTATGCGGTCTATTACGCTTCTTATGGGCATTGGGCAGCTTGGAGTTGATCCAACGGACAAAGAGCGCGTTAAGGCATTAAAGAGCATTGGTGAGGATAAGCGGATTATTCCTGATGCTATTATCAATGCGATGAAAGCTGGAAAGCCTTGGTTTGATTTGCGCTGGAACAATGAGCTTGAGAAGCTAACACGCACAGAGGCCATTCAGAACTTGGTGCAGTTGCTACAGTCTATCTCTGCTATTGCTATGATGTATCCTGATATCATTCAGGCTATTGACTGGTACAAGCTTTTGAAGGATATTAACGACAATCTTGACGCAAACAACCAGATTGTTATTCCTGCAAATGAGTTTAAGAAGCGCCTTATGGAAGCCGCTGAACAGCGTAACCAGATGATGGCATTGCAGGCTGGTCAAGTCGGTTCACAGGCAGTAGCCAACGTGGCTAAGGCCAACAAGGACAACAAGGAAGCGCAGAACAATGGAAAATGAAAGCACAGTCGAAAAGCTATTGAAGCGGGCTGAAAGCCGTGAACAGGCGCAGATCGAGAATGAAGAGACATATCGTAAGGCTCTGAATGATCTTGCTGCTAGTGACAATGGCCGTGTTGTTCTGAAAACTATGATTAAGGCACTTGGTATTTTCGCGGTAATGCCGAGCCGCGACGGTGCGTCGATTGTTGCAGAGAAGACGTTGAGGGATTTTTACCTTACGGTTATCCGCAAGTATCTCGACGCTGATAATCGGCGTGAACTGGAGAACTAAATGAGTGATGTAACAGAAGCACAGGCTGCACAAGTAGCACCTGAGCCTCAACCTGCACAGCCTACGCAGGACACGCCGCAACCTGCACAGCCTTCACAGCCTGCACAGCCTGCAACAAATGACTTTAGCCTGCCTGATGCCTATAAGGAAAAGAGCTGGGCTGCTAAGGTTAAGTCGCAAGAAGATGTGTATAAGCTTGTGGATAACCTTAACCAGCTTGTTGGTAAGAAGCAGGTTCCGTTTGACTACGAACATGCTACGCCTGAAGAGATTACGGCTTATCATACGTCAATTGCTCCAAAAGATTTGAGCGCGTATGAGTTCCCGAATGCTGATGATCCGGTGGCTAAGGCCATTGGCGAGGCGTTCAGGTCATCTGGCCTTAGCGGTGTGCAGGGTAAGGCTGTTGTGCAGTCACTTGCACCGATGATCCAGAAGATGGAAGAAGATCGTGTTGCTGGGTTGAAGGATGCTGGTAAGTACACTGAGATCTCTAAAAAAGAGTTTGGAGATGGCTATGAGGCTGTGCTTGCTAAGGTGAACAAGGCAATTGTTGAAAGTGTTCCAAAGGAACTTGGTGCTGCTTTTGATGACATGCCTAACGAGCATCGCCATGCTGTAAATGTGGCTATTAACAAGATTGTTTCTGGCTATGAGGCTAAGTTTGCAGAAGTGGTTAAGCAGTATGGCATTAAGGAAAGTGGCGCACAGGGTGGTGTTAATCCGTCAAGTGCTGCTACTGACAAGGTTTCTTTGCAAAAGAGTATCCGCGCAGAGCTTAGAGCTATGGACGGACGGCCTCACACTGCACAGGAAAAGCAGGCACTTATTACTCGCCTGAACGAAACTTACAAGTAACTGGAGAATGAATCATGAAAGCACTTAAAGTAACTATTTCAGGTTCTTACCTGAACGGAAAGCGTGAGATTGTAGACTTCGAGAATGTGGTAGGAGTTGTTCCTGCTACTGATTACGATGTCGCAGTCATGCATATTCGCAATCGCTTTGCCAATCCGTGGATTTCTTCGGCTGTTGATAAGAACGGCAAGAAGATTTACGAAGATCGTGTTGAGCTTATCCGTCAGGTATTCATTGATAACGTTGAGGAAGTTGAGCATGACTTCTCATTCTTTGGTAAAAATATCAAAGAGATGACGGATGAAGAGCTGCAAGACCTTAGCGTGTTCAAGGACTTGCGCCGTGTTCCGCTTCCGAAGCGTGTCTCTGGCACTGATATTCGTGAAGCCCGTACTGTGGCTTACTGCGAGTATTCTGACAATACGCTTGGGACAGACCTTATCCGCAAGAAAGATCAGCCTGAGTTTGATTTTGCAAATATGCCTCCTCTTGTTGTAACTGGCACTAGCAAGCGTGACGCTACTGTAAAACTCACTAACGATGAGGTTCTTGAGCAGGAGCAGAAGAAGATGGGTATTAAAGCAACACCTAAATCAAATATGACATTGGATGAGTTGCGCCGTATTGCAAAAGAAAAGAATATCGCATATAGTCAGACTACAGGTTTTGATGATTTGTATGCAAAGATTTTCGGTGTGTAGTCGTACGTTTCCTCGTGGTGGTTGACTAAGGGCGGTGTCTTAACGGATGCCGCCCTATTTTTTTTGTTGCAATAAAAGTTAGTTGTGCCATAATTCTTTACGGATACTCGCGCCCAGCGACCCAATCATGGCGATCCCGGCCATACGGAAGAAGCCCGTTCATCGGATACCTTCACAAAAATCCATTAACACTTACTTTCTTTTGGAGGGACAATTATGTCTTCTAATACTTACAGTCCTAGTATCGATCAGGGCGCGAAGCTTAACTTTATTGACAGCTTCTACGAACTCGCCCAGCAAACAAAGTCTAAGCTCGTTGCGACTGGTGCTATCAAGTGGCTCCCGTCAAGCGGCAAGACGAACAACATGGCCCGTATTGGTCGCCTTGAGCTTGCCGAAGTTGCTACACGCAACCCGGATAAGCAGTATGGTGATTATGCTCTTGATAACCGTCAGTTCACCAAGAAGCGCTTTACCCGCACTGTTACAATTGATGCCAAGTATGACATCAATGAACTGCTGAAAGACCCGACTTCGGACATTCTGATGCAGCTCGACCACGCCAAAGAGCGCGTGATTGACCGCATTGCGATTGCCGCTGCTGTTGGTGCTGTGCTTGTAGGCCAGCCTGATGCAGCTCCGACCTCGATCTCTGCCGCTACCGATGGTGTTCTCACCATTGACGCGACTGCTGGTCTTGCTTACTCGCATGTTACCAAGGTGACCCAGAACTATATCAATAACGATCTTGATATGGGCACCGCGCTGCGTTCTACCTTCTGCCTGACTGGCAAAGAAAACACTGCGCTGATGAGCGAAGATAAGTTCATCAACACACGCTATGTAAGCGCACAGCCTGTTGAGGAAGGCGTTATGAAGAAAGCTGGGGCTTACCCGGTTGTTCTTTTCGCTGGATCTGAAACTGGTGGCTTGCAGGTTCAGTCTCCGATTCTTCCCGAGGGTTCGACCACACGCACTTGCGTTGTGATGGCTCCTGAGTCTATCGCTATGGCGATGGAAATCGGTGATGTTGGTGTTGAAAAGTCTGCTACCAAGGTTAACAGCTACGATATTACGATTGATCTCTGGATCAACGCAATGCGTACTGAAGGCCCGAAGGTGCAGCTTATCACTACAACGATGTAATTGAAGGAGTATGAAAAATGGCTGATAAGGTAAACGCACTGTTGACGGCTTCTCCGCGCAACCCTGCTTTTGAGGGTGGCAAGACCGTTCGCAAAGTGGACTTTCAGGCTTCTATTACTGCTGCCAATTCGGCGGCTGGTGATAAGATTGTTCTGGCAGGCCCGCTGCAATTTGATGACCGTATCGCTTCGATTCGCACTGCTGGTCAGGGCACACCTGCCCTTACTGGTGCGACCGATAACGATCTGGGCTTCTGGTACAAGGATGCTTCTGGCACCCTGAAAGAGCTTGATAAGGACACTCTGTGGGACGGCATTACGCTGGCTACTGCTGTTACTTATCCTGATCTTCTGACTGGCTTTAACTCGGCTCTTGACCGTTCTAAGAACATTGGTCAGTTGCTTGGTAAAGGTGCAGACCAAGAGCCTATGGGTGGTGTTTATCTGGTTCTCCAGACTAACAATGCCAATACGGCTACAGGCCCGTTGCTTCTCAACCTCGCTATTGAGATTGATGAAGCCAGCACCCGTTAAGTGTGCTGATGTGGTGGAGGGGGTTCTCCAGTTCCCCCTCCATTACTCTGTTAACTGGATGACAGGATTTGGCTATGGCTATTAACAGCGAAACCGATCTGTGCAATATGGCTTTAGGCCATTTGGGTAATTACGGAACAATTAATGATATTCGCCAGCCGGGTAACGATAAGGAAATCACTTTCTTGCTCTGGTATGATGTTTGCCGTCAGACATTCTTAAAACAGATGATGCCTAACTTTGCGTTAAAGCGCAGGGTTGTTTCGCGTGTTGATACGCTTCCACCGTTTGGTGCTGATGTTGGCTACCAATTTGCGTATGAGTACCCTTCTGACTGCCTAAAGGCTCTTGGCCTTGGTGAAGTCGCTTTGAAGGAAGATAACCACGCTGTTGAAGGTAATCTCATCTGGACTACAAGCGAATATGCAAGTGGTGCTCCGCTTCGATTTATTGGTGATATTACTGATGTAAACGCCATGTCACCAGAATTTAAGCTAGGATTCTCGATGTTCTTAGCTATGAATGTAGCTATGGAAATTACGCAGGATGCGAGCAAAGCTGCTGCCATTATCAAGATGATGCCAGAAAAGATGGCTATGATTACTGGTCTTAATGCTCAGGAAAATAGGCCGATTAGGATCAGTCATTCCAAATTCAAGGAAGCGCGTAACAATGGTTTTGTAGCGGGGCCGAATAAACTATGAAGATTACAATTCCGTTCAACAACTTCGCACTAGGCAAAATTGACCATGACTTGATGGGAAGATTTGACCTACCTGTTTACCAATCTGGCGCAGATGTTGTTCAGAATTTTTTCACAAACTTCAAAGGCAATGCGATATACCGCGCTGGCTGGGAGAGCATTTATGAATTTCAGGATTGCGTTTTCATAGAGTTCAAATTCAGCGCGGCGCAGAACTATATCT